CTCCGGAAAGCATTATCTCATCCTCATCTAAGGTTCCGAACGTATCATTTATGATATCTTCGGTTACATAACCAGCGATGAGTTGAAACACCTTGTTTCTTTTGAGAACCTTCCACAACCATTTTTGAAATGGTTTCAGAACAGTATACAGAATGGGGGGACCTTTCGAGATAACGCGAACTTTCAAAGGTTCGCAGAGGCCTATGGCCTCAACTCGTGGTTCCTCTGTCTCTGACTGCTCAAACAGGTCTAGGTATTGGCTTGTCCATCGGTCCACCAACGGTGCGTCATCGATCAGAGCAATTAGCCCTGGTTCTTGTGTCCCAAAAAATCGGTCATACTCATTGAGTGTGTCTTGATTGGTGCGACCTCCGACTCCATATAGTTTAGATACGGGATGTGAATACAAAGCTTCAGTAGCTCCGTGTTCCACCAAGCCATTAGGGCTTGACCCATAGATACCCTTTTCATAGAGTACGCCAATCGATCCTCCTTCTGCTCTGGAATTGCAATAATTTGCAGATCCGGAAGCAACGAAGGGATCGAAGATTTCTGGCGGTGTGATCATGTGACCTGTAAACAGCTCACGCACACTTCGTCGGATCTCCCGCACAATCACAGCCTTTGAAGCTAGAATAGTTTCTTCTTCAGAAGGCCCAAAACCACAATCTTGCCAGAAGGGGAAAGGTTCTATTTGAACAATTCCCTCATCTGAACTGGTGGACGGACCCGTTAGCTCTTGAACCGTAGAGTTAACTGAGTTGATAATCATGGATTCGGGAACAGTCGGCATGCATTTTTTATATTGCTGCGACGAGTTCACAAATTCCCAGAAAACCGGCTCATTACGGTCCCGTAAGGCTTGTAGGTGACAGTGCATAATTCCTCCCATGATAATATCAGGACGGGTAAAAAATCGGTGAATCTTCCCACCGCTATTTCGCTTTGACTTACTGTCAAACTTACTAGTCGGTAAGATAGGATCCCGATTTGTCCCGTTTAGATCTTTGACCTGAGGAAAGGGAGCGATCTCTTGAGATCGATGACTGGCGAAAAAGACAGCAAACTTCCATTTAAAGAGTTTGACCCAACTGTCCTCTCCGTTCAAACAAACATACGCCAATAGGGCATGTGTGAGTTTATAATGTTCCCGATTAACCAACAAAACACGTTTTCGCATTGCGATTTCGATTTTAGTCTGTTTTTCAGTACGGTTTTTAGTAAACCAGGAACGTGAGGCGGGGCTAGGTAAGCCCACGAGCGTATATAATTCATTTATTGCTCCAACCGCCTCAACAATTTTTGTCACTGTTATAATGTCAATAGAGTAGTCATTGCTTAAAGCTTTTGAACTCTCTAATATAAAGACACGCTCTTTCCAAGAGCGATTGTTGTCTTGACAATCAGTGATACTGAGGATCTTATTTGACTTATGTCTAATTGATATGTTATCTTTTAACGACATTTTGTCCAGGTTCTCTCCTTCTGAGCTGAAACACTTTTGTTTCAAGTAGTGTGGGTAATTGGTTTTCTTCCAATTATG